TCATCATTTTTTAATGACTGATACAAGTTAATACCTGCAAGTACATCAATTATTGAATCAGGGAAATCAGTTAATGTTAAATCAGTATCAGGTTGTGATTGGTAAACCTTAAAGACTTCATCTACTAATAACCTGTTGTTATCTTTTGGAAGATTACCAGGTATTACTATGAATTCTTTATCAAAATTCTTTGGTTCAAGTAATAAACAATGTACTACTTTCCCTGCTACTAAATGAGCATCAACCATATCTTCTCTTTGATTTAAGATATAGTGTCTATAGAATGCGGCAGGTGAATACAATAACTTATTTATACTAGAGTAACTAAAATAAAAGTCACTTTTATAAAACTGTTCTAATTCTTCATTATAAGAAATACCCATCATTATTTGTTTTAGGTTCTACAATAACATTATCAAAATCAATAACCACTTTAGTTATTATCTCTTCAACTTGTTGAGCTTCAACTACTTCAGTAATAGTTTCTGTTTCTTCAACAGTTGATTCTACTGCTTCTGTTTCTAAGTCAACTACTGTTTCATTAACTTCTTCTACTACTTCTTCTTCAACAGGGGAAGGCACATAATCATCAACAAATGTTAATGTATAGTTTTCATTTAAACTTTGTAAGTATTCTTCAGATAAAGTAACAGTTTTTACTTTAAAAATCTGAGTATTACCGTGGTCTATTATGTCTCCCCCTAGATGCTTTAGCAATATATCAAGGTTTTCTTTTGTTAACTTACCATGCTTTTTAAGTCTTTTAGTAATTTCATCAATATCTAAATCATAGTAACCACCTCTAAGTCCTATTAAGGCTAATAAAGATTTAAAATTTACATGATTTCTTGTTTTATTACTCTGCATTTTACTATGGTACTTATTAAAAAGTAAACCTAAATACAATATACTATCTTCAAAATCTGAATTAGCCATAATCTCCATAGCTATAGTCCAGTTATCATTATCTGAACTATCAAACATTTCACATAAACTATTATACATGTCTTCTTCAATTGCAAGAGCTTCTGATCCATTTATAAATTTAAGTAAGTCAGATTCTGAATATATAGGACATGTAGCATTTATGATATTTTTATAATTATCAACATCAGAATCATTAATAGATACAAGTCTTTCTGAATTCATACCAACATCAGTTAATTTATAAGGTATCCCATTTAACTGTAGTACGCTTCTAGTATGATAACTAACTGCAACATTTTCATTTGTATAAAACTCAAATGCTGAATTTATTTTATCCAAGTAATAATCATCAATATGTCCATGTTCTTTTGCATCTACAAAAAATTGTTTTATAGAATCAGTTGATACAGAATAATACCAATGTGTATCAGTATATTTATGTATATTTTCAGTTGTTACAAATATTGCATTTGCTGCATTAACATCATTTGTTGACTTAATCTTATAGTCTTTTGTAAGATTTTTAAGTTTAACTCTTGGAATAGTAGTGTACTTACCAAAATACAATTTATCATTTGCTTTTGGTTCATAGTTACTTGCTATATTTCCAAAAAAATCAGTTGCATGATAATCAGAACTAAAATTACCCATTTTAAGTTCTAGTGATACATCAAAATCAAGTAAACTTGTATCATAATTATTATAAAAGTCAGTATTTGATACATTTATATCAAGTAATAATATATTTTTCATATTAATTTTATTAAAATAAAGTGGCTTTTACACCACTTTATGTTAGATTTAATTTTTATTATGTTCCTTTTAATGGGAAACTGTTTAATGTTTTTTTTATTTTACAGCCATCTTTACTACAAGAGGATTTTGCATCAATCTAGCAAACTTAGGTTTATTACCAGCTAGAATCTCCTTCACCATAAAATACTTAAGATCATTAGTGAATGCCTCACAGTCTGTAGTAAGTTTTACTAATCTGTTTATCATAGTATCACTTATAGAATGATTAACGGCATGTGTCAATGAATAGTTAATAATCCTTGTAGTAATAATACTACTGATATCTGCTCTAAAATCATCTCCTGTACCTACTGCACCATTCAATGCTCCAATTACATATGTCTCATTAGTATTAGTCATAATATCTTTAGGAGAAATAATTTTATCCATTTTATTATTAATGAACATAGTAAACATACTAGAGAACTCAGCTCCAACAGAACCCTCACCAATCATTTGGATTAATGGTAACTGCTCCTCAAACTTCTCAATAGAACTAATAGCATTGAAGAAAGTAGTAATAGCTCTTGGATTAACTCTTTGAGTAACTACTTCAGGATTCATCAACATAAAGTTAATACATCTACCATCAATACCAACTTCTTCAGCCCATTTAGCCCATACATTAATATCAAACTTAACCTCAACTGAAATAAATCTAGTCTTTTGAGCAACATCTAATGCAGTTACATTATAGTCACCATTATCTGGATTTGAAGTTAATACAATGTGCCAGTTCTTAGGTAATGCCCATGAAATATATTCTTGCTGATCAATTAATTCCATTGTTGCTTGCATAAAGCGGTGATCAGCTCTAGTATAATCATCTAAGATCAAGAATCCACCTTCACCTTTACCTTGAATCCACTCTGGTGCAGCATGAGACATTCTACTATTTGCTGTTGGTTTATATCTATTCTTGATATAAGTTTCCATCAAAGACTCTTGAACCCACTTAACAACACCATCTTCTCTTACCATCTCAAACTCTTTAAATGGAAAACCAATTAAATCACCTAACTCTTCTATTTGAGATAAATTTAATTTAATAATATCCATACCCATCTCAGTTGCTAATTGTTTAACAGCTGAAGTCTTTCCACATTTTGTTATCACAAGGCTCTTTATCCTTGTTTCTATAGCTTTCACTATAGTTCAGACTATATCTTCACTATTTCTAGTGTTGGGCACTCTTGGGTATATTATATTCTAAAATAAATAGGGTAGGATAACATCTCTGTCTCCTCATTTAATAGTTGTGGTTGTCTTAACGGTTGTCCTCTGGTGCACAGTTATCTCTGAGTTGAGCCTTTAGCTTACAATACTATTAATACACCTACCTCTACTTTATTTTAGTTTCAATACCTAGTCGTTGAACCTTTGCAAACCATTTAGATCTACACTTGGCTGCTGATTATCCATTTAGACATCTTTGTTATTTTCAAGCATTCACACTTACCGTTTCCAGTTATGTTGTAGCTAACAAAGCTTTAGGAACTCCCAGCAATTCACCCAATTTTTACCCTGGACCTGGGTTAAATGTATATCTTAAACCATCATAGTAATTACCTTTCTTAATTCTTATTGACATTGTACATGGACTAATACCTAGATTTCTAGCTAAATTATCTACACGTTGCCATTCTTGAACTAAATTGTTGTTTTTATCAAATACATAAACTTTTTTAGTCTTATCTGGTTTAATAGAAGACTCTTCTAGTTTATCTTTTGATTCATAACTCCATCTATAATTCTTACAAGAAAAAGCTTTTCCTGAAGCTACTTTTGAAACTTTACCTTTTGGTAAGTTTAATTGTTTTTCAGCTTCAGCACAAGATTCATAAGTTTTAAGGTAAAAACCATTAATGTTATATTGATGAACAGTTCTGGATATAGGATTCTTTATTCTCTTAGAAGCATAAGCTTCTTTCAAAGTTGTAGAAATTTTAAGTAATGTTTCATTACTATGTATAACTACAACAGGATCTTGAATAAAGTTTAAATTTGGAGTCATAGATTTTATATAATAAGCTTCATTCTTAATTAAAACTGTTTTACTACATTCTTCTATAACTTCAAACTCAAAAGAATCCTTTCCATACTTATTAAAAGCATTTTGCATATATTTATTTGCATGTTTATTTCTTAGCAAATCAGATATATGTCTTTTTAACCTATAATAAATATTAATACTACTTCCAATATAACTGTGTTCATTACAACTAATTCTGTAAATACCACATTTTTGGTTTAAATCTTTGTGTAAACACTCTAAAATTAATTTTCTCATGTTACAAAGATACACATTTATTTTGAATTAAGCCCAGCATCACCTTCTACATTTATTGCAACAGGTACTTTACCTTCAGCTTGAATATATTGATTATTATTAACAATGTGTTTTAAAAACCCTTTTAACTCTTCTACATTTAATTGAACTTGACTCATCTTTTTTAATTTTTTAAATTTCTAACTTGATAACCTTTCCCGGAAGGTCTGTATTCATGTGGGATTGTTCAGACAGCACCCATAAAATAGGAGCTTTAGGTTTAACGCTTGTATAGCATTCACCATCAGTAAAATATACCAAGCTAGTATACTTTCTTATATTTTCATTATAATACTCAAGGACGGGATCAAATTCAGTCCCACCTCTACCATATATCTTAATTTCATTTTTACCTTTATACGGTTCTATACTCTTAATAGCCGTATCACACTGAACTATTGTAATATCAACACCTTGTTTATAGATGTGATGAATCTCATTCATGAACTCATGTAACTCTTTATCACATACAGATCCTGAAGTATCAATAGCCAACAACATATGTTGTTTCATTTTAATCTTTAGACCAGGATTTTCAGAATATCTTCTATTCTCTTTTCTCCTTATCTTTTTAGTATACACTTTAGATGATACACCAGTAAATCTTCTGATATATCCTCTCCAATCAAACTTGGCAGGTTTAATTTCTTCCATTTCAAGTAACCCCTCAATTTCTCCAGGGATATTACCTCTTTTCTTTTCAGTCATTTCCTTAGCATCATTGAGAATCTTATTCAATTGTTTCTCAATTAGCTTTTGCTCAGCTTCAGTCATGTCTTCAAAGTCTTCCCAAGTTGGATGATCACTTTCCATACCGTCACCAGAGTCCATCTGATTACATAATTTGTCATAGTTTTCATCACCACTAGTTCCGTCTTCACCACCTTTGTCTTTCTGTTCTTTAGCTTGTTGTAGCTTTTCATAATAATATCTACAACCTGCTTTTCTATCTAAGTTTAAATCAGGATAATCATCAATATTAACACCACCTTCTGGAAGATAACTTTGATCAATATACTGATTAATCTCCATATCCATAGCAACATTAGCAAGCTTTTTATCACTAAATTTAAAATACATTGTCAAGTGACCAAATGCAATATGCAATAGCTCATGTTTCAATAAACCATGCTTATGATCATCACTTAATCCGGTCCAGAAATCTTCATTAATAGTAAGCTGATAATTGATATTATGCTTACTTACACCAGCAGTTGGAACTCTTTTATTATCCCAAACTTTATTCAACATAATTAAAAAGAACCCATAATAGGGCTCAGAAAGCATAAGATTTTTTGACGCTTTGGCCAAACTATCATTTTTATTTGTCATATTCATTTTATAGTGTTATATTTGTACTATGGTTATTAAACAAAATAAAGGGTATAAATTACCTTTATCAAAATTAGAAATTATTAATAAGTATAATGCAGGTTTATCATGTTATTCAATTGCAAAAATTTGTAATTGTACACCACAAGCAATATATTATATAATAAAAAAAGCTAATGTATCTTTAAGAACATTATCTGAAGCTGCAACAAAATATACGCATGATACAACTTTTTTTAATGTAATTGATACAGAAGAAAAAGCTTATTATTTAGGTTTACTCTATGCAGATGGCAATGTATCAAATAATGTTTTATCAATTTCTTTACAGATAAAAGATCAAGACATTTTAGAAAAGTTTAAAAAAATTATTAAGTATACAGGTCCTTTATTAAATATTAATAAACCAGGAAATAGACAAAATCAAATTAAACTGTCAATTACATCACCAATTCTTATAAAGAATTTACTTAAACATGGGCTTTATCCTAATAAAGGAACTACATTAAGTTTTCCTACTACTCTTTCTGAAAATTTATATCCTCATTTTATTAGAGGTTATTTTGACGGTGATGGTTGTATTTACACAAATAATAAATCTAAAGATTATTTATTTAGTATGCTTGGACCACATGATTTTTTAATAAAAATACAAAATATATTAATTAGTAATCTAGCAATTAATAAAACTAAATTATACAATCCTAAAAATTGCAAGATTACCAAATTACATGTTTTAACTTATCAAGGTAGATTAAATTTAATTAAAATTTGTAATTACCTTTATGCAAATTCTACTTGTTATTTAGAGAGAAAGTATAATAAATATATAAATCTTTAAGGCTCCTTTAACATCAAGTCTTTACTAGTTTTTGCTAAACTATCTTCTCTATTTTTCATTTTTCAATGTTATTGAGTAATTTAATTTATTAACTGGATAACCCCAGTTTGACATTGCAGTTTTTAATTCCTCAACATGAATTTTTAAATAATAATCCATAATCTCAGGTTCTACTGCTGTAGTAATTAAGGTATTAACAATTTGTGCTGCACTTAACTTATACTCACTTTGAATACCTAAGTCAGTGATTCTTTCAAAAGCATTAGGTATATTTTCACGCCAATAACTTTCAGTTTTTAAACTCATACCATAAAATATGATTAACCATCCTTCAGATGCATCAATATCACAA